AAGCTGATCAACGTCCGGGGCTGTAACGGCTCCGGGAAAACCACCCTGCTGCGTCTCCTCGCAGCGGAAAGTGGGTGCCGCGTGGCTAACGTCGAGGTGCCTGGACATAGACCCATCCCGGTCACTTACGTTGCCGGAGGCGTGGCCCTACTGGGCGATTACTCCCCCGACGCAAAGGGGACGACTGCCGGTTGCGACCGGATCAAGACGCAGGACGCTATCAAGAACGCTCTTTGCGTCCTCCTCGCCGATCCGGAAGTGAAGGCGATCATCTTCGAGGGCGTGGTGGTGGCCACGATCTTTGGCCCGTGGAAGGAGTTCGCCGACGCCCAAGGCGGGATGGTTTGGGCGTTTCTCGATACCCCGCTGGACGTTTGTCTGCGTCGCATTCAGGAGCGGAACGGCGGGAAGCCCATCCAGGAGGACCAAGTGGCGTCGAAGCACCGGACGATAGCCCGGGTGTCCGCGAAGGTGGGGGAGATGAACAACCCGCTTCACCCCGTCGCGGATATTCATTGGGACCTCGACCCGCTGGGCCGGTTGAAGTACCTCATCAGCGCGTTGGAGAGTCGTCGTGAACGCGAATAAGTGGGACGCCTATTGCGAAAAAGGACAAACGAACTGTTTGGACCAGAACTGCGGTTGTACGAATAGCTTTCGCTGTCGCTATCGTAATGGCCGCGCCAGGGGTTTATCGAAAACGCAGGCGTGGTTTTACGCCGCATTCGGAGGATCGAAGCGATGAGAGTCGCCGACTTTGCCGCGTTTATGCGCGAGCGTCACAATATCTACCTCCGCCGGAAGGCGGGCGAACCCGGTCCGTGGACGAAAGACCCGATCCTGCTCACGTACCGTTTTTGTAACATCTTCCGCGAACTCGATACCGTGACGCAGTGGGTTGACGCGAATATCCGCAAGCCGTTCGCGAACCACGAGCACCTTTGGTTCATGCTCGCCATCGCGCGGTACATCAACAAGCCGGAGACGTTGGCCGAGTTGATCCGGACGAAGCAGTGGCCGGACAACCCGGACTTCCAACCGAGTTGGCTCACGACGGCGTTGGAACATCGCGCCGCGCGCGGCGAAGTCGTCTACACCGGCGCGTACATGATCCGAGCGGAGTCCGATCCGAAGGCGGAGTGGTACAGTTGGAGCAAGCACCGCTACATCGCCGAAATCGTCCTNGGNCGNCTCTGGNANGANCGCNCNATATTCNNGGAAGTNCTCGAAACGNANCCANNCCNNANCTCTCGAACGGGNCTGGGNCGTATTCCAGCANAANCNCTACGTCGGNTGGGGTCCGTTNATGGCCTACGAGGTNGTGACNGACCTNCGCCACACNCGNTACCTCGACNNCGCNCCNGACATNTATNNNTGGGCNAACGCCGGTCCCGGCGCAATTCGAGGGCTAAACCGGCTTCACGGTCGGGACCTGAAGGCGAAGCCTCCGGCGGCGCAGACGAACCGCGAGATGAACGACCTGATGTGCCGCCTCAACTTACTCGACGATAAGGAGTTCACCGCGACGTTCGGCCCTTCGGATCGGTCGAGCGGTCGCGAACGCTTCGAGATGCGGGACATCGAGCACACGCTGTGCGAGTTCGACAAGTACGAACGCGTGCGACTCGGCGAAGGACGTCCCCGCGCGAAATACGACTGGACGCGCGCCACGGTGTTGGCGTAGATTTAAACCCCCGATAAAGAAAGGAAGAACAAAGTGGCTACCAGAATAAACGCATACCACCGCGAGCAGATCACCCAGCGCCTGCTCAAGCACGCTTTCGAGAAACGAGAACGGGCGGCGAAGAAGGGCTGGAAGGATTTGGGCGATGCGGTCTACAAGGACCTGTATCCGGCGAGCGTTCGGAGACATATCCAAGCCCTGGGTGAGGATTTCTTCGAGAAGGACACCGACGTGCGGGTGAATTTCGGGGGCGTCACGACGTCCCTGTTTTTCTACAAGCAGGATGGTTCCTACGAGAACCGGCCCATATCAAAGGCCCATGACTACGCCGTGGCGGAGGTGTACGCCGCCGACCATCCGCTTGCCGAGAGGTATTTTGCGTTAAAAGACGACGAGGGCAAGTTGTCGGAGGAGCGTCAAGTGGCTTGCGCCCAAATCGACTCGTTGCTGCGTTCGGCGCCGACTCTTGAAAAGCTGTTTGAGCTTTGGCCTGAAGTCAGGAAGCACGCGGAGGACTTTTTGGCGGACTACCGGGAGAAAACAAACCTGCCCGCGATTCCCATCCAAGACCTTAATCGTCAGTTGAACCTAACGAAGTAAGAAACCCCGGGCCGGGAGACGGCGCGCGCCGTCTCCTCGTCCTCGCCAATCAGGAGAGAAACCCCCATGAAAGTCATTCGCGTTCGCAACGTACAACAAGCCCTTCCCGAGGCGCTTCACCAACTCGCCCAAGTCGGCGTCCGGCGCGAGAGTCGCAACGGTCCCGTGATCATGTTCCCGGAGCCGGTGACGACGGTCTACCTGCGGCCGGACGAGCGCGTGCTATATTGGCCGGAGCGCGACGCCAACCCGTTCTTTCACTTGATGGAATCGCTCTGGATGCTCGCGGGGCGGAACGACGTGGCGTTTGTCGCGAACTTCGTCAATCAGATTCGGAGCTATTCCGACGACGGCAAAACCTTCCACGGCGCGTACGGCCACCGCTGGCGCAACCACTTCGATTTCGACCAGCTGAGAACGATTATCGCGGCGCTGACGGCGAACCCGGACGACCGTCGCCAAGTCCTGTCGATGTGGGACGCCCGGACCGACCTTGGGCGACAGGGCAAGGACCTTCCGTGTAACCTCCAAGCGATCTTCCAGGTGGCCGTAGACGGTCGCCTCGATATGACCGTGACGAATCGTTCCAACGATATTCTCTGGGGAGCCTACGGAGCGAACGCGGTTCACTTCAGCTACCTCCACGAATTCGTCGCCCGAGCTATCGGGCGCGAGCAGGGCGTCTATCGGCAGGTGTCCGCCAACTTCCACGCTTACGTCGAGTTGTATGATAAGATGAAGCACCTCGCCGACCGGGCGGTGGACCCGTTGGCTCCGTCGATAGACGACCACGACCCCTACGAGGCGGGGGACGTTTCGCCGTACCCGTTGATCAGCACGCCGTTGGCGCAGTGGGAGGAGGATTTGGAAATCTTCCTCGAAGAAGGTCCGGTGATGGGCTTGCGCGATCCGTTCTTTCGCCGCGTCGCCGCGCCGATCCTCCGCGCGCACGAAATCTTCCGCGCGGCGCGTGGGCTGGACCGCTACGACGGGGCATTGGCCGCCCTCGAAGATTGCGTGGCTTCGGACTGGTACCTGGCCTGCGTTCATTGGCTGGATCGCCGCCGCGCCGCGTACTTGGAGAACTTGAACCGTTCTAAGGATGACGGGGTGGACTACTCGGAACGTCACTGAGCGACGTCGCGCTGTGGCTTCGGAGGAGTTGGAAACCGATCTGAAGGAGCACCCGAACCTCGCGCCTATCCCTTGGGAGCGGCGCGAGGACGCGGAGGCGCATTTGGTCAAGTGTCATAAATATCTGATGAGCCCGGATAGCGGCCCGTTGGGTTATTTGTATCAACGGCAGGTTCTCCGGGTTCGAGAGTTGAAGGGGAAGTAGAGATGAACGCGAACGAGACGCAGATCGGCGGAGCGCATTACAAGACGGAATTCGAGCATTGGGATTTCGTATCCCTGAACGGCAATCGCTACCTCGAAGGCGCGGCGAGCAAGTACCTCACGCGTTGGCGCGGGAAGAACGGAGTACAAGACCTCAAGAAGGCGGTCCACTTTATCGACAAGTTGATCGAGGAGGCGAAGGCGGGACGAATCGAGCCGATCAGCAGCAACGAGCTTTTCAGCGACAGCGACAAGCCCAAAGAACTCAAAGCCTTTATCGCGGCCAACAGTATTCCGGAACTCGAAGCGAGCGCGATTGAGTGCCTGTTCTCTTGGCGCTGCGTCGAACATCTAACGCTCGCGCGATCCTTCGCCCAGAGCGTTCTCCGGAAAGCCGAGGAAGAACTAGCCAACGGGACGAAGTGATGCAGATTCCGTTGTTCTATACGGCGCAGAGTAACTGGACGCCGCCGGACCTCTCGCGCCTCCCGTCTTGGGAAGGGGCGAAGCGCGTGGCTATCGACTGCGAGACCCGCGACCCGAAGCTGAAGCAACTCGGGCCGGGTTCTCGTCGGGACGATAGCTACATCACCGGGATCAGCTTCGCTATCGAGGACGGCCCGGGCGCTTATCTCCCGATTCGTCACGACGGCGGGGACAACCTT